GTGGTCCGGGGGGCACAAAGGTATTACCGGGAGGCCGAGCGCGGCGTAGTCGCGGGCCGCGTCCAGCGGCACCGTCCACGCCGGTGGTCTCCCGCCGTTGGAGGATATATCGCGGTGCATGCGGCTTGCAGCCTCCGAGGCCCGTTACCGGTCGGCGTAGTTGGCGGTGCGCTCAAGGTAGCGCTCCAGCGCTTCGCGGTTTATGCGCCAGCCGCTGACGGTGCGGTATCCTGGGAGGATTCCTTTGCGCAGGTGCCTCCTGAGCGTGTATTCGCTCAATTTGAGCATCTTGGCTGCGTCTTTGACATCCAGGAGCTCCATTGTGCATCCCTCCAGAGTCCATTCTAACACATTGTGCGCTACAAGTCAACGCGCTACGTATTGTAGCCAAACGGAGTGTGTGGTATAATGGTTGTGGTGGTGTCGCGGTGCCTCTTGATGTTGCGCGCGTCGTAAAATGCCCCCTGTGCTCGGAGGTCATGCTGTATCGCGGCCGGAATATGAACTTCTGGCAGTGTCCGGCGTGCGATACCGAAGTGTGGCCGAGGGAGGCCATCGGCATTGTCGATCGCGACATTGCCGAGGCCTACGGTGAGGACGTGCGCAGGCCGGTTCCCAGGAAGTCGCGGAGCAGTCGCAGGTCGAAGCGTTTCGGTGCCAGGAAGGTGCGCGCTCCGCTGGAGTGGCGGTACGTCCTCGGGCGGTAGCGCCCCGTGGGGACTTGACCGCTTGCGAAATCCGTGTTATACGTAAGATAGAAACTGTCACAATTGGTGACGCTTCGCGTGGCGGCACTCAAAGTGCCGCCTTCTGTTTTATACCGTCACACACTGCCAGGCGCCGCGCCTGGCTATCGGAAGGGGCGTTTTGGTGCAGTGCCGCGTGGGAAGCGGTGGGGGTCGGACCAGAATACCGCCAAGCAGCGCGAGTCGCTGGACAACATCATGCTGAGGCTGGACCCGACATGGGGGAAGCTGCCGATCGGTAAGCGCGCCGTCCAAGAGGGTTGGTGGTACGCCAGGAGCGGCGACATATACCTATGCGCCGCTGAAATGGGTGTGCCGCCTGAGCTGCTGGTGGATGAGGGATGGTACTACGAGCGGTGCGGGCTGGCGCCCTACCGGCTCATCTTCGCGGCGCACCGCAAGGGCCTGCCGCTGAGCCGGGTACTCCAGACCGCCAGAAATATGTACGGCTCCGGGATCTCGTTCAAGGCTTTCAAGAACTTTCTGGGCGGCAACATATGGTGGCGGGCGCCGGCTCAGATGTACGTCTACGCCAGGACGGATTTTCGCAGTTGGGGGCGGCACTTCAACGGCCTGTCCCTCGGGTTCGTGTTTACGCTGTGCAAGGTGGTGGATTTTCCTCCGGCGTCGCTTTTTCGGACGTTGAGGATGGAGGGCCGCTTCCCGGCGGACGGGGTGGCCAAGAGCGTTTACATGGCGGTGCATAAGGTCATCGGCCGGCTCTCGGAGGCGGACATGGCGGTAATGGTTGGCGTCGGAGCACTGCTGGCCTCTGGCGACGAGAGGCTGGTGCGCGAGGGCTTTGGTCATCTGGTGGACTGGTGGTGTTCTCATCGTGCTGCCGGAGAGTGCAGAGAAGCGGTCGATCAGTCCGGAGATCAGGCGTGTTGTTGACTTTGTAGATGCGATTTACAGGACCGGGAGCGAGGCGCGAGTATCGCTGGGGGACGTGCTCTCCCTGGTGGCCGATGCGGAGGAGTTCCTGCGCTACTTCAGGGACCGCACGGCCATAGAGGCCGCCGTGAGGCACGTTCCGGAGACGATAGAGGCCATGGCCGAGAAGGCTAGGTCCGGCAACACCGAGGCGGCGCGCATTATTCTCGAAGTGGCCGGGGCGCTGGGTAAGGCCCCCAGGCAGCAGATTAACATAGCGAGCCAGATCAACCTTTCCATGGACGACATAGAGAAGTTGAGGCGCGAATTGCTGGCCGACGGGCGGTCTTACGAGGTGGTGGAGTAGGGTGGCCGGTGCCGGTATTGGCGTTAACGAGCTGGTGGAGCTGTCGCGCAAGAGGGCCGCCGACTTTCGCTACTTCGCGGAGAACCACCTGAAGATACGCACGGTGGATTTTAAGCTGGTTCCGCTGAGGCTTAACGAGGCCCAGCGGCGGCTGGACGCGGTGGTAGGGGCGGACCTGAACGCCGGGAGGCCGGTGCGCGTTGTGATTCTGAAGGCCCGCCAGGAGGGCGTCAGCACCTACTGCGAGGCCAGGCTGTTTCACCTGCTCCATCAGACGCCGTTTGCTACCTGCATGGTGGTTTCCCATGACGACGACAGCACTCAGCACCTTTTCGACATCTCGAAGACCTACTACGATTTCCTGCCGATGTGGGTGAAGCCGACGACGCGCTACTCCAACCGCAAGGAGATTTATCTGGATTCGCTAGGTTCCAAGGTGCTGCGTTCGCAGATGTTCGTCGAGAGCGCGCTGTCCAAGAGCATAGGTCGCTCCTGGACGTTACATGGGCTTCACATATCAGAACTCGCTTACTGGCCGCCGCGCACGACCAGGGGGTTGCTCCAGGGGCTTTTGCAGGCGGTGCCGGAGATTCCCGGCACGATGGTGTTCATAGAGTCTACGGCTTGCGGGCTGGGCGGCGAGTTCTATAAGCGGTTCTGGGACGCCTGGGAGGGCAAGAGCGGCTACCGGGCGGTCTTTCTCCCCTGGTTTATCGAGCCGCGGTACTCGAAGCCGTTGCCGGACGGGACGCGCCCGGAGGACTTCTTCTCTACGCTTACGGACTACGAGCTTGGTCTGATGGAGAAGTACGCGGTTACGCCCCAGCAGATATACTGGCGCCGGTGCAAGATAGCCGACGACTTCGCCGGAGACGAAGAAATGTTCCAGCAGGAGTTTCCTGCGGAGCCTGAAGAGGCGTTCGTCTCCACCAGCAGGTCGGTGTTCCATAAGCGCATTCTGTACGGCCTTCTGCGCCGCGCCGAGGAGCCGAGGCTGTACACCTTCTCTCCATCCGGCAAGCCGGTTCCGGCGGTGCGTGTGGTCCAACACGGCACTACCTTGAGGGTGTGGGAGCCGCCGCGCAAGGATGGCCTCTACGTGATAGGCTGCGACGTGGCGGAGGGGCTGGAAAAGGGCGACTACTCTTGCGCCCAGGTGCTGGATGTGATGAACCTGAAGCTGGTGGCGCAGTTGCACGGCCACGTCGACCCTGATATGTTCGGCAGGGAGCTGTGCATGCTGGGCAAGCTCTATAACGATGCCCTGCTCGCCATCGAGGCTAACAACCACGGCCTTACGACCATCAATACCGTGGTGCGTGAGGGCTATCCGTACGTCTACCGGCGCAGGGACTACGACACCGTCACCGGAGAATATAAGGAGAAGCTCGGCTGGCAGACCAACAGTAAGACTAAGCCGCTGGCCATCGATGCACTGAATGAGAAGCTCCGCGACGGTGTGCTTGTCCTGAAGTGTCGGGATACGATTCGCGAGTGCCTCTCTTTCGTGCGGGATGCGGCCGGGCACATGGGCGCGGAGGGCGACATGCACGACGACCGCGTGATGGCCCTTGCCATCGCGGTCAAGGTGTGGGAGGAGGTTCCGAAGCACGCTCCGCGCCGCGACGCCGAGGAGACTCCGGCGCTGACCAGAGAGGAGCGCGTCAAGAAGATGCTCCTTGGGCGTGAGAAGGCGCGCCACGAAATCCTGGGGGAATGCCTGTGAGGTACGTTCCGGTCGCGCCGCCCTTCCCGTACTATGGCGGGAAGGCGCTGCTGGCCAGGCGCATCGTGGCGCTGATGCCGGGGCACAAGTGCTACGTGGAGCCGTATGGAGGGGCAGCGAGCGTGCTGCTCGCGAAGTCGCCCTCGCCGGTAGAGGTCTACAACGACCTCAACGGCGAGGTGGTTAATTTCTTCAGGGTGCTGCGGGAGCGCCTGCCGGAGTTGCAGGTGCTCCTTCATTTTACTCCCTACGCGCGCGGGGAGTACGTGGCCTGTCTGGAGGACTGCGACGACCCACTGGAGATGGCCCGGCGCACCTACGTCCGTCAGCACATGACCTACGCTGCCGTACAGCAGCAACGCGGCCCTCGCCGCTGGAAGGCCAGCCGCACGGTAAGTGCCGGTGGGATGGCGAAGGCGGTTCATGCATTCCGTGCGGGAATAGTGCGGCTGGCGGCGGTGGCCGAGAGGTTCTCCAGGGTTCAGATCGAGTGCCTGCCGGCGCTGGAGGTGATAAAGCGCTACGACGGGCCGGACACGCTGTTCTACTGCGATCCTCCGTACCCTACCGGCGCCAGGGTCGCGTCGGGCGCGCGCGCCTACACCCTGGAAATGACCGACGACGACCACCGGGAGCTGGCCGATGTCCTGCGGGCGGTGCGCGGGAAGGTATTGCTTAGCGGTTACCGGTGTCCGCTCTACGACGGGCTGTACAGGGACTGGTGGAGGGTGGAACTTCCCACCGTGGCGTGGGCCGGCAGGAGGACTTGCGGGGCCGGTCGCACCGGCAGGGTAGAGGTGGTTTGGGCCAATTTTCCGATCGGGGGTGCTCGCGGTGGCGAGGGAGAAGAAGCCGAGCGGCAAGAAGAAGGGCGGTAAGAAGTAATGGTTTTCGTGCAAGGCGCCACGAGGAGTGCCTGCGTCCTGTGCAGGAGGCCGCCGACCGACGGGTACGTGGACGTGAATCTTCCGGGGGTGAACGTCATGGACGTGATCTGCCGGGACTGCGTGGATAAGATCGTGGCGTGCTATCCCGGCCGTCCGTCCAAGCCCCCTGTGCGGATGGAGTGCCAGAAGTGCGGGCGCGTCATCACCAACGAGGGCGCTTATTTTAATCACGTAAGGGCGTGTGTGGGCAGGTCCGAGGACTGAAAGGATGGTTGATTTAATGGCCGAATGGCTTTACGTGTTGTCGTCTGCGTGGCTTGTGGCGTTGCTGGCCGGGCTCCTGGTGTGGCGCGAGTGCTCCTGGAATCGGCAGTTTTTGCTCGTGCATACGGAGTACGCGGCCGTGATGAAGGACCTCCTGGACAGGGTTATGGCGCGCGACCTGCCGGAGCTGGTGCAGGCCAAGACCGCGCCGGCCCGGCCGGAGGAGCGCGAGCCGATGGGCATTGAGGAGTTCGCGGAGCGGCTGATAGGTAGCTAGCGCGAGTAACTTGGATGCCTTTCGGAAGGGGTTGTCATGGGTGCCCTTTCGCAGTCGCGCGCAGCTCAGGTATATGTTCGCTCGTCACCCGCGCATTGCGAGGCGGTGGGCGGACGAATACGGTGTGCCGAAGGACCTCCCGGAGAGAGCCAGTAGCAAGCGGGAGGCCATCAAGCGGAGGCTTGAGCGTAAGAGGCGGTGATCGTTCGTGGCCTTGACGGTGCTGTTTCGTTCGGCTCGGGAAGCGGAGTTGCTGGCGGAACTTAAGAAGAAGTACGCGTGGGCCAGGGAATATCGCAGGCCGTTCGAGAAGCAGTGGCTGGTGAACATTGCCTTTTACCTCGGCGAGCAGTGGATCTACATCAACAAGACCACCGGCCAGTTAGAAAACGCCAAGTTGTCTATGCCGCCACATAAGGTGGCGATGGTGGTCAACCTCATCCAGCCTGCTGTGCGCACCGAGCTGGCGAAGCTCACCAAGCAGAGGCCCGTGTGCCGCGTGGTCTCGGCCTCCTCCGACTTCGATGACAAGGACGAGGCTAGGGTCAAGAATGCCATCCTCGACCACATCTGGCGCCGGATTGGGCTTGACAGCGTGTTCCAGGAAGGGTTGTTGTGGGCCATTCTCACCGGTACGGGCTTTTACATTCCGTACTGGAATGCCGACGCCGGTGATCTGATCCCGGAGTATGCCATCCGTACTGACGAGTTCGGCAACCCGGTGCTGGACGAGTCCGGCAGCCCGATTCCCGAGGTCGACGAGACCGGCGCCTACGTGGTGTCAGGGTACATGCGCACCGGCGAGATAGCCGTTGACGCCGTAGGGCCGTTTAGCGTCCTGCTGGACCCGCTGGCCACCGACGTTCACAGCGTAAGGTGGTTCTTCCGCGAGAGGCTGACGGACATTGATGACGTGGAGAATATCTACGGTGTGCGCGTTCCGGCCGAGTCCGTGGGCGTTCTCTCCTATCTGGACGCGAAGGTGCTGGGCAGTCGCAAGGTCGAGGGCAAGAACGTGTGCGTTCTGAAGGAATACTGGGAGCGTCCGAGCAGGAAGCGGCCGCTGGGCGCGTATGTGGTTTTCGCGTCAGACACCATCCTTTACTCGGGCGACAATCCCTATGCCGACGCGCAGGTGCCTCTGCCGCTGGCCGTCGTCAGGCATATTCCGGTGCCTGGGCGGATCTACGGCGATAGCGCTATAACTCAGCTTGTGCCGCCGCAAGTGCAGTATAACAAATTGCGTTCACAGCTCATAGAAGTGAAGAACATTATGGCCTGGCCGAAGATCCTGGCGCCCAAGGGCGCGTTGTATACCAACCCGACCTCCAGGCCTGGCGAGATAGTGGAGTTTAACGCCTCTTACGGCAGGCCAGAGTTCTGGACGCCACCGCCCATGCCGGCATATGTGATTCGCGAGCTCGACCGCGCCAAGGAGGAAATGATCGAGATATCGGGCATTCACGAGGCCACCCGCGGGGCGATTCCAAGCAATGTGCGCTCCGGCGTGGCAATAGCGTACATTACCGAGCAAGATGAGACTCGTTTGAACGTTACGGCGCATTCGTATGAGGACGCCATATCGCTTACCGCCACGTACATCCTCAGGCTGGCGAGGAAGTATTACGTGGAGCCGAGGGTGGTGCGGATAGTCGGGTCGGATAGGAGTACCAAAGTGATACAGTTCTACGGGCGCGACATACCGGAGGATGTTGATGTTCATGTGGAAAGCGGGTCCTCCATGCCGAAGTCGCTTATTGCCAAGCAGCAGTTGCTGTTGGACCTGTGGAATGCCCGCGTGATAACCGATCCAGCGGTGATGCTGAAGCTGCTGGAATTCGGCAATCTGGAAGACCTCTACCACGACGCCGATCTGGACATCGACCAGGCCGCGCGGGAGAACGATATGATGGCCGCCGGTGCGGTGCCGCAGGTAGAGGACTTTCACGTCCACGAGCTGCATATTCGGGAGCACAACAAGTTCCGAAAGACGCAGCGCTATGAGGGGCTTCCGCCTGAGATAAAGGCCATCTTTGCCGAGCACGTGGCGGCCCACCAGCAGTACATTGCGATGAGGTCCGCCACGCAGGTGCTGCCGGCCGTGCCAGGTGGAATGCCGGTTCCCACGGGCGGCCCGGCGCCGTTGGTTGGCGTTGAGGGAGGTATGGAGTGATGGCGGTCATTACCCGCAGGAGGGACGTGTCCGAGGCTGAGCGCAGGCGCGCTCTCAAGGAGTACGGTAATGTGAAGTACGCCGATCCCACCAACAAGAAGTATCCGATAGACACCGAGGAGCACGTGAGGGCGGCGTGGTCGTACATCAACATGCCGCGCAACCGCAGGTTCTACTCCGAAGAAGAGCTGGCCAGGATCGAGGCGGCCATCAAGCGCGCCGCGAAGAGGTTTGGGATAGAGATCTCCGACGACAAGAGGGGACGGTGATGCGCTCGTGGCTGTGAAGCTGGTGTCTATAAAGAAGATCAGGGGCACCATCGACGCCTTCGACGACGTGCCGGAAATCATCGATAATATACTGTCCGGCGATGAGGATGCCGAGAGGGAAATCGGCACGTTGCACCTCGACGATGGCGTGCCTTCCGGTGCTCGCGTTGGCGATACGGTGGTGCTGAAGGTTAAAGGGGTGGTCAAATCGCTGGAATTGCTTGATGGCGGGCGCACGCAGATGCGTATGCGCGTATTGGACGTGCAGAAGTCGAAATGAAGCGCCCTACCGCTATGAGGGGCGATACTACACTCAGGGGGGATATCGGTGGAGGAAACTAAGATCCCGATGCCTACCGGTGAGGATCAGGCGCAGGCCGAGCCGGTCGTCGCCGAGGGCGAGGGCAAAGCGCAGGATGCGGAGCCGGTTTTCGAAATTGACGGTCAGAAGTACACGCTGACCGAGATCCGGCGCTGGCGCGACACCAGG